AACCTGCACATAAAAGATCTAGTAGTGATACAGTTAGATTTAGAACTGTGTCTGGTAATTTATTTGGTGCATCTAAATCAGAAATAGAAGCAGAAGCTGGTTTTAGTATAACAAAAACAGATGATGACTTTTATACCTTTACTGTGTCAACAGCACCATCTATTACAGGAAATGGTGGAGGAGGACAAACGTCTTCTGGTCCAGCAACATTGAGTAACTAATGACTACATACGCACAATTAACACAACAGATATTAGACTACACAGAAACAAGCACTGATGTATTAACATCTACTATTACAAATGATTTTATAGAACACACAGAAAATAGAATATTAAAAGAAGCTGACTTAGATGTGTTTAAATCACATCAAGCAGCTACTTTAACAACTAGTAATCCTTTTGTATCATTACCTGGTGGAACATCACCAGATCCAACATCACTCGGTACTATACGAACAGTTCACATATGGCCTGCTTCAGGCACGCCAACAAGAGATTTTTTAGAACATCGTGATCTTAGTTACATGAATGAATATTGGCCAGATAGAACTGCTACAGGCACACCAAGATATTGGTCATGGTGGGATCAAAACACAATATATCTTGCGCCTACACCGGATTCAGCGTATAACGTGGAGTTAGGAATTACTAGATTACCAACAAGACTATCTAGTTCTAACACAACCTCATGGTTGGGTGACAATGCCCCAATGGCATTGCTTTATGGATGTCTTGCAGAAGCCTTCAAATTCTTGAAGGGACCAGCTGAAATGCTGCAATTATACGAACAATCTTATCAACGTGCTATGCAAGAGCTAATAGTTGAGCAAACTGGTAGACATAGACGAGATGAGTACATGCATGGAGAATTAAAGTTCCCTATGCAATCACAAAAAACAAAAACTATAGGAGGATAAAACATGGCAATAACTCAAGCTGTATGCACAAGTTTTAAACAAGAAATTCTTGTTGAAGGACATAATTTTACTAATGGGGAAGACACTTTTAAAATTGCGTTGTATACAAGTTCTGCCTCTTTAGATGCTTCAACTACTGCTTTTACTACATCTAACGAAGTTTCAGATTCAGGCACATACAGTTCTGGCGGAGGATCATTGACTAGTGTAACACCAACAACTTCAGGTACTACTGCTATTTGTGATTTTGCCGATATATCTTTTACATCAGCTACTATCACTGCAAGAGGAGCTATGATTTATAATAGTTCTAATTCTAACAAAGCAGTTTGTATTTTAGATTTTGGTGGAGATAAAACATCTACAAGTGGAACGTTTACAATTCAATTTCCAACTGCAGATGCAAGTAACGCTATATTACGATTAGCATAGGAGATAATATATGGCTCTAGTTTTAAATGACAGAGTAAAAGAAACATCAACTACTACTGGAACAGGAACTCTAAATTTAAGTGGTGCTGTTTCAGGATTTGAAACATTTGTTGCGGGTGTTGGCGATGGTAATACAACATATTATGCTATTGTTAATCGTGATGCAGACGAATGGGAAGTAGGATTAGGAACAGTTACTGATGCTTCTACTGATACATTAGCAAGAACAACTGTCATTACAAGTTCTAATAGTGATTCTGCAACTAGTTTTAGTGCTGGCACTAAAGATGTATTTGTTACATTACCAGCAAGTAAAGCAGCAAAACTTGATGGAAGTGATAATTTAATAATTGGTGATGGAACCAATGGTTCTGATTTTACTTTAACCTTCGACGGTAACGCTGGGGATGGTGTTCTGACGTGGATGGAAGATGAAGATTATTTTAAATTTTCTGATGACATCTTAATGAATAGCACTGAAAAATTACAATTTCAAGATACTGGTACTTATATATATTCTTCAACTGATGGACAATTAGATTTAATTTCTGATGGAGCAGTTGTTATAGATGCAGAAACAGACATTACATTAGATGCAAATGGAGCAGATGTAATTTTAAAAGATGGTGGTACTACTTTTGGTAGTTTAACGAATAGTAGTGGTGAACTTGTAATTAAATCTGGTTCTACTCCTACTACAGCAATGACATTTAGTGGTGCTAATGTAACATTTTCTGGAACTGTTACAATAGGATCAGCAGGAATTAGTGAAGCAGAACTTGAGATTTTAGATGGTGCTTCAGTAACCACAACAGAATTAAATATTTTAGATGGTGATACTAGTGCAGGAACTACAGCCGTTGCTGATGGTGATGGAATTGTTACCAATGATGCTGGTACCATGCGACAAACTACCGTTCAAACATTTGCTACTTATTTTGGAAGTGAAATTACAGCAATGTCTAATCTTGTTACAACAGGTGCACTGGACTCTGGTTCAATAACTTCTGGATTTGGTGCAATAGATAATGGAACTTCTGGAATTAGAACAAATACATTTACAGCAGAAACTTCAATTATACCCGATGCTGCAGGAGGAGCCGACATTGGTTCTACGAGTGCTGAATGGGGTGACGTATATATAGCTGATGATAAATATATTCAATTTGGTAATGATCAAAATGTTATAGTTGGATATGATGAAGATGGAAACGATACTTTAGAATTTAAAGCTAATATAGAAGGTGCAGCTTTAGCATTTACATTTAGTGCAGATCAAGCTGATGATAATGCAGATACATGGAAATTAAATTTTGCTGATGGAGGAGATGTAACACTACAAAGTTATACGTCTGGATCATTTGCAACTAAATTAACTCTAGATACAGATGGTGATTTAACAATAGCAGGTGATTTAACGGTTACTGGTGATGATATTACTTTAGGTACAAATACAGACACTGCCATAATGGTGGCAGATGGTACAAATTATAACCCAGTAGTTCCAAGTGGTGATGTTACATTAACAAATGCAGGTGTGTTTGGAATAGCATCCGGTGTAATAGTTAATGCTGATATTAATGCTTCAGCAGCAATTGCTGATTCAAAATTAGATACTATTTCTACAGCAAATAAAATAAATATAGGGGCTTTAGATATTGATGGTGCAACAGACATAGGAGCAGATTTGGCTGATGCTGATTTATTTATCGTTGATGATAATGCTGGTGGAACTGAAAGAAAAATGGCTGCTTCACGAATAATAACATATGTTGAGGCAAATGCATCCTTTACAACTAAAGGATTTGCGATTGCAATGGCCTTAGTTTTCGGGTAATATTATGGACAAAATTAAAACATTTGGTATATTAGACAATGAACAAAAAAAACAAGTTATGAAAAAGATGCGATCTGATCCAAAATCTGATTTTGTGGAAGTGGTCATGGAAACAATTAAACAAAAAAGGAGGAGAGTAAATGGCAACACCAAATTTAATTAATGTCGATACTATTACACCTAAAGTACAAATCCAAGCAGTAACTACAAGCAGAGCAGATATAATTGATGTGACTGCTGAGTATTGTGCTAAAGTTAATTCTTTAATTATAGCAAATATTGATGGTTCAAATGCAGCGGATATTACAGTAGAAGTTAGTATAGATAATGGTTCAAATTATTTTGCAATTGCTAGTACTGTTTCTGTTCCTGCGGATGCATCTATAGTTGTAATAGGTAAAGATAATAGTATCTATTTAGACGAGACAGATCTTTTAGCAGTCACAGCTTCAGCTAACAGTGATTTAGTGGCTTGTGTTTCATACGAGTTAATGAAAGACGCTTAATAGGAGTAATAAATGGCACACTTTGCTGAATTAGATAGTAATAATGTGGTACTGCGAGTTATTGTTATAGATAATAGTGAGGTTGACTCTAATGGAGGAGACCTATCTACTCAAGCAGAAGAATATGTAAAAGGTTTAATTCCTCTTCAAGGAGACGGACAAGTTTGGAAACAAACATCATTCAATAATTCATTTAGGAGACAGTTTGCTGGAATAGGTTATACATACGATCCGAGTGCAAACATATTTATTTCAAAAAAACCATATGATTCTTGGGTAAAAAATTTACAAGGATCAAAAGACGATGGATATATAGATTGGGATCCACCAATCGCATGGCCGGGTGCTGATGTAGAATATACAGACCCATGGGGAAATAAATCACCTTATTATTGGGAATGGAATGAAGATAATAGTAGATGGGAAGGTATTCAAATTTATGAAAAAGATAGTGATGATTTGGGAGTTACAAAATCAGTTTATTGGGACCCAAGCTCATCAACAGCAAAGGATATATAGGAGATAAAAAATGAGTGGAGCAGTACAAGGCGGAGGGGGATTAGGAAAAGCAATAGATCCCAGTTCTGGAACACAATCAGCAAAAGTTTCAACTTTTAATTCATCAGGACAATTTACAGCACAAACACACACATCACAGGTAGATTTACTAGTTGTTGGTGGAGGCGGTTCCGGTAATCCAAATGCTGGTGGCGGCGGTGCTGGAGGGTATCGTTCAATATCTAATAATCCTGTTTCTGCCGGAACAACATATACAGTTACAGTAGGTGCCGGTGGTGCTGCAAGTACCACTAGTGCGGAAGCAAATCAAGGCGGTGATTCTGTTTTTGTAAATCCTGCTGCCCCAATAACAGGTGCCGGTGG